AGGACGAATTCGGGATGAGTTTTGCGGAGTTTTTTGAACAAAAGAGGGGCGCTGGGCGCATATCCCTCAGGCGTTCCCAGTGGCAGCTCGCCCAAAAGGGCAACCCTACCATGCTCATCTGGTTAGGGAAACAGTACCTAAGCCAGCGCGACAAGACGTCGACCGAGCTGTCTGGCCCCGAGGGCCGACCAATCGAAACCCGCAGTCTGGGGAAACTCACGGATGAGGAACTCGAAAAAGAAATTCAGGGATATCTTAACCGACCGACTGGAACCGCAGGTGACGCTGGATCTGAATAAACCCACAGACGCCAGGGAGTATATCTTCCGCTGGATTGAGCGGGGCGAGCTTCAATACGAGGACCCCGACGATTTCTGGGCTGGCGACGATGATGATTTTCTACACGTAGCTCACCAGCTCTTTATGGACGTAGACCCTAGGCCCGTACTTGGAGTCAGCCACTGATGGACATTTCCCACCTAAACAATGATCAGCGGTTAGAGCTTCGCGATAGGTTAGCAGAACGGTCCCGCCGCGCCGTAGCTGCATCAATCGATTGCACCGCGATGTCACGCGCGGAAGCCAACGCTGTCTATCGTGATGTGTTTGATTCAAAGAACGAAGCCGCGCAACGGAAGCTCTGTATAACAGATCTGTTCTATTTTCTGACGATAGCCCTGAAACGTAAGGACGCCGACCACGATTGGCTCTATGCACGTTGCCGGGAGGTCCAGGCCAGTCCCGATGGGCATTTGGATCTGTGGGCGCGCGATCACTACAAATCAACCATCATCACCTACGCGCTGACCATCCAGGACATTTTGCGCGACCCCGAATCAACCGTCGGGATTTTTAGCCACACGCGCCCCATCGCGAAAGCGTTCTTGGAGCAGATCAAACGCGAGCTAGAAACGAACGAGTACCTGCAGGATCTGTTTCCTGAGGTCCTCTACAAGAAACCGCAGACAGAGGCGCCTAAGTGGTCACTGGATTCTGGCATCATCGTCAAACGTAAATCGAACCCGAAAGAGGCGACGGTTGAGGCGTGGGGCCTGGTCGATGGACAGCCGACATCACGGCACTTCTCGCATCAAATTTACGATGACGTCGTTACGCTAGAATCCGTCAACACGCCTGACCAGATCGCGAAGACGACTCGCGCATGGGAGCTGTCCCTCAACCTAGGCTCGGGCGAACGTACCCGACGTAGGTATATCGGCACCCGATATCACATGAACGACTCTTACCGCGAGATGATGGCGCGTGGATCGGTCACGCCACGCATTCACAAGGCAACGCATAACGGTAAATCCCCGCCAGACGGCGAGCCTGTTTTCCTGTCGCCAGCACTCATCTTACAAAAGCGACGCGACATGGGGCCTTACACGTTCGGCACACAGATGCTTCAGGATCCGATCGCGGATAAGTCGATGGGGTTCAAAGAAGAGTGGCTGGTTTATTACGAGACGCTTGGAGACACATCGAAATGGAACAAGTACATCCTTGTTGATCCGGCCCACTCGAAGAAGAACTCAGCCGATTACACGGTGATGGAGGTCATAGGACTCGCACCCGATCAAAACTATTACCGCTTGGACGCCGTTCGGGATCGGATGAACCTGACCCAGCGGACTAACAAACTCTTTGAGCTCCACCGGATCCACAATCCTAGATCAGTCGGCTACGAGCGCTACGGGATGCAGTCCGATATCGAGCACATCCAGACTGAGATGGAGCGTAGGAACTACCGTTTCCAGATTACAGAGCTTGGCGGAACACTCGCCAAGGAAGACCGCATCAAGAAGCTCATTCCGGTCTACGAGCAAAAGCGGTTCTATTCCCCTAAACGTCTGCCATTTGTCGACGGCGAAGGAAACACGCGGGACTATATCCAGCTCTTCAATGCAGACGAGTACTTGTCGTTTCCCGTGTGCATTCACGACGACATGTTGGATTGTTTGGCTCGCATTCTCGATCCGACGCTAAACGCTGAATTCCCAAAACAACAGACCGCGAAACCGCGCTCAAGCTACGGCGGCGGCGGCGCCAGCTCATGGATGGGGTGAGCGGCGTGGACATCAAGCCGCTAAGAGACGTCGTCAGAGACTACGAGCTAGCGGTCCTGGCCGCCCTTGACGGCAACCGTCTTCGCGCAGCCGAGATGATGGATATTTCAATTCGGGCACTCCGTAACCACATTGCGGTTTACCGCAAACAGGGATTCGACATTCCCGAATCCTGCTACCGCGACGGGTTTCGTGAGTATAACCGCAGGAAAACCGCTGTATTACAGCAGCGAACCGCCGAAGAAGAAGCCGCACGCCAGGCTAGGATTGATGAGTACTACCGGAAAAACCCGGATATCGTGCGCCTTCGCTAGCCGACGTACCCCAACCATCACTTAAGCCACTCAATCTATAGTGGCGCCTATAGCTTAGCCTATAGAGATAAGCGCCCCCACGATTGATTTCGTGGCGGACAACCTACATTCCTCGGACGACGTTTCCCCTGAAGAAAAACAGCAGGGAGACGCGAAAATCCTGAAAGAAGCGCACGCGCGATTTGAACTCGCGAAAGAGGCGTTTCAGGAAATTCACAATCTAGCGTTAGCGGATCTGAAATTTCTCTCAGGCGAGCAGTGGGATCCTGAGATCAAGAACGCTCGCGATGCTGATGGACGCCCAAGCTTAACGATCAATCGTCTTCCGCAGTCCGTCCAACAAGTCACGAACGATCAGCGCCAGAACCGCCCATCGATTAAGGTTCACCCGGTTGACGATGCGGCAGACGTGGAGACTGCGAAAATTCAGCAGGGTTTGATTCGTCACATCGAATACAACTCGAACGCCGACGCCGCATTCGACACTGCGTTTGATCGCTCGGCTACGTGTGGCTTCGGCTACTGGCGCATCATCACCGAGTACTGCGACCCGATGTCGTTCGACCAGGAAATCCTGATCAAGCGCATTCGCAACGCGTTCTCGGTTCTGCTCGACCCGCATCACAAGGAACCTGACGGATCTGACGCAGAGTACGGCTTCGTGATCGAGGACCTCTCGAAAGACGAGTACGCGCGAAAGTACCCGGACTCGAAGCTCGCTACCAAGGAATCCTGGGACATCGCCGGCAACTCGGCACCTAGCTGGATGGCGAACGATGGCGCCCGCGTCTGCGAATACTTCTACAAAGAATACACGACGGTCGAGCTGTCGCTTCTCGCTGATGGAACCGTTTTGGAGTCGTCGCAAGTTGAGGAATACGCAAACTCACTTCCCGCCCAGGTTGACGAGTTTGGAAACGAATTCCGCGAGCCTGTTCAGGTTGTTCGGAAGCGCAAGGCTCAGAAGCCCGTCGTCAAATGGTGCAAGGTCAACGCGGTTGAGATCCTGGAATCGACCGATTGGCCGGGCAAGTGGATCCCGATCGTTCCTGTTTATGGGACCGAACTCGATATCGACGGCAAGCTAGTTCTTAAGGGCATCGTTCGGGACGCAAAAGACCCGCAGCGGATGCTGAACTACTGGAAATCCGCTGAAACCGAAGCCATCGCGCTAGCCCCTCGCACGCCGTTCATCATGGCGGAAGGACAAGACGAAGGCTACGAACAGGACTGGGCGACTGCAAACAGACGCAATCACGCCTACCTGAAATACAAGCCCACGACGGTCGGTGGTCAACTCGCAGCGCCGCCGCAGCGGAACAGCTTCGAGCCCGCAGTTCAGGCGATCACGCAAGCAGCGATGCTTGCCGCTGACGATCTGAAGGCTACGACCGGAATCTATGATGCATCCTTAGGCGCACGCTCTAACGAGACGTCAGGGATTGCGATTCAGCGCCGGAATCAACAGGCGCAAACCAGCAATTTCCACCTGATCGACAACCTGACCCGTTCGATTAAGCACACGGGCCGGATCCTGATCGATGTCATGCCGCACGTTTACGATGCCGCGCGCACCGCCAGAATCATCGGCGACGACGGAGAGCAGCGCATCGTTAAAATCAATCAAAAGTACACGGACGAGAACGGCAAAGAGGTCATTTATGACCTGACCGCTGGCAAGTACGACGTCACCGTTGATGTTGGACCTAGCTACGCATCGAAGCGCCAGGAAGCGGCCGCCTCGATGCTGGAACTGTCGAAAGCCAACCCTGCGATTACCCAGATCGCAGGCGATCTCATCGTCAAGAACATGGACTGGCCTGGCGCTGCTGAA